ACGAAGGTGGAGAAATTGAGTTTTATGTAGTCGGAGAATTTATACCAGCATACAAACCAGAGGCAGGAGATATAATGGTATTTCCTTCTGGAGAACCATATTATCATGGAGTAAGAACTGCTACAAAAGGAAATAAGTACTTAATAAGAAATTTTATGTTTTATCCACACAAGGGTTCTCAAGAGTGGTTAGATAATCAGCAAAAATATGGTGCAGCTAAATGGGCAGAAATGGAAAGAATAAGAATGGCTGCAGACATATACGGAGGAAACATAGTTTTTAAAGATGGCGTAAGAGTTATGCCGTCCCAAGAAGAAATCGACTTTGCTGTAAAAGCAGCACAAGAACAAGAAATGAGTCAAAATGGAAATTGTACAGCTAAAGGATGATGTATTTGTCATAGACAATGTAATTCCAAAAGAAGAATGCGATGCAATTATAAGATATTTAGATGCAATATCTAGCGCTGGTCATTTAGACTGGAATCAAATTTCGTTCTACGGATCTTTTGCCATGGGTTATTGGCCATGGGATGATAACCTTCTTGTTTTTGGACTGCCTAGAGATTATTTTTCTCAACTAAAAGAAAAAATTAAAAAAGTAGGAGAAGAGTGTTTTGGAAGAGAATTATCAGAGGTAAGTTATCATGCACAAAAGTGGGTTGTAGGAGCATTTGCAAGTTTTCATTCAGATAACACTCATGAAGACGGAACGCCTTCAGCATTTTATAAAAGTAAGTACGCAGGGTTCATGTATCTAAATGATAATTTTGACGGCGGACATTTAAACTTTAAACATCACGATATAGTGATTAGACCTAAGCCAGGAAGACTAGCATTTTTTAAAGGTGGCTTTGGCAACGAGCATGAGGTAACAACTGTTAAAGAGGCAGAGAGATATACCGTAGGGTCTTTTTGGGACAACGCCGATGCTGTTTACACTCCAGAACAAGTTGCTGAATGGGAGAGAGAATTAAAGCAGACTAGAGCGGAACAAGAAGAAACATACAAAGAATGGGCAGCTGCTAGAGAGCAAGGAATGGAACCTACATATAAAGGTAAATATGATTAAAGAGGTTCTGCATCCAAAGATACATTATTACAAAAATGTTATTGAGGATCCATATGTTTTTATAAAAGAGTTAGAAGAATCTGATTTAATGGATTCTTATCTTCCACAAATTGATTCATGGCAAGAGTGGAGTTCTTCTGATAAAAAAAGGATATATGGTAAGAAAAAGGAATGTAGGCTTAATCTATTTAGAAACCAAACTATTGCTGATAGGATAAATCTAAAGCTGTGCTCAATGATTGCACATAAGGCAATATCTGTCGGAGAGTCTTACTGCAAAGATACAGGACTTAACCTGGGGTACTTGCCCCAAAGCTTTTACATAAAAAAATACGATGTTGGAATAGGCATGGGGCCTCATACCGATACCGTTATTGATGGTGAAAGTCCAATAGTTTCAATGGTTATATATTTAAATGATGACTACAGTGGCGGAGAGTTATGTTTTAATGATTTAGACATAAAAATAAAGCCAGAGGCTGGAAGCGTGGTCGTTTTTGAGTCAGCAAATGTATCTCATGATCCAGAAGCAATAACATCTGGTGCCAAATACATGATTCCCATTTTCTTTTATCCAAGATAATATTTGGTATATAATAGAATATTATGAGCTATAAATTAAAGGTAATAAAAGATCATCCAATTGGATTTTGGCCATTGGATGAGTCTTCTGGTACTACCGCTGCAGATATATCAGGATGTGGAAATAATGCCACCTATGTAGGATCACCTGCTGCAAACATATTGCCATTGGTTTCAGGCGGGATATCTGGAACTCGTATTACAAATACCGCACATATAACTGTACCAGTTACAAAAGACTATTATGGCGCAGCAGTTGGATCAGGCTTTGGAACAAAGTATACTTCAGACAACGATTTTACAATAGAGGCATGGATATATCCATCAATCGAATCAAGCAATGTAGTTACGCTATTTGGTGACACAACAAACAATATAGGATTGTTTTGGGATAAAGGCCATATAGTGTTTAAGGTTTCGGCAGATGAATGGGTTATATCTCCACTTATATATTCTAAGAAAAGTGTTCATCTTGTTGGCAAATATACAGGCAAGTCAATTTTGCTTTACATTGATGGAGTTTCCGTATCTTCTAAATCATTAAGTTCTTTTAAATTTACAAATACAACATTAGGTTTACAAATTGGTCCAAGCACAACGGCAGGCGATGAGTTTACTGTTGATGCTCCAGCAGTTTATAGATATTCATTGTCAGATCAAACAATTGCTAGACATTATATTATGGGAAACATTACTTCTCCAGCCATACAGGTTGTATATCCAGACGAAGGCGTTTTATTTAGCGGATCAGATGCAAATTTAAAACCAGCTTTTGACTACTCCTATCCAGTCAATAAGACATGGACTTCTTTTTTAGACGACAACACATACTACGATATAGTAAATGGACACATTGGGTTTTATGAGACAGATACTGTAACTGCCAGAACATTTGTTATTAATGATTTTATTACAATACCGTCTGGATTAAATTTAGTTACATCAAAAGTTGAATGGCGGAATGATTTAGGGGTGACAGTAGAATCTAGTATAGATGGAACTACATACGTCTCATGCGTAAACGGACAGCCTATTCCTCAATATACAAAAGACTCGTTTGATACAAGCGGTAAGCTATATATTAGAATAACCATGAGCACTTCAGATGCTAGCAAATATCTGCCAATCTTATCATTTTTCTGTGTATCATTTTATTCAAATAAAGATATATATGCTGATAATTATGGAGACCGAATATCTTCTACTACCGAATATTATCTTGGATCATTAAATTATCCTATCCTTTCTCGCAATTATACAAATGGGATTAGGGCTAAAAATGGAGCAGGATTTAATATCAACACATTGTCTTCTATAAAGTCTGTAGAGATGTTCTTTACGCCCCTTACGTTGGCCGCTAACACCCTTTTCTACGCTTCCAGCCCTTCTGCTACCAGACTGGCCTGGAACGGCTCTGGAGTGGTTTCTAAAGCCAATATAGCTAAGATATATGTAAACAATGTAGATGTAACTAATCAAACAAACATTAGTTCATATTTAAATGCAGAAGAGCCACACCATGTCGTAATAGTATTTACTACCCCAGTAACTGGTGTGTTGCAAATAAATTATGAAACATCTGGGGGGCCAAGCAATATATATAAGAATATTGCTATTTATGAAAAAGAATTAACTTCTAATATTGTAGAAACTCATTATGAACTATACATAGGAAGGGTTGTTTCAAGCCTTACAGAACCGCAAGTTACCCTGACAGAATCAGACATTATTCCTTATAATAACGACTGGATAGTGCTACAAAGTACTTAATTTTGTCATCTATCGTGACAAAATACTGGACTTAGACCATAAATGGTGGTAAAATAAACTTCTATGGATATTAGTAAAGCAAATACAAGAATCCTGCAAGAGGAATCCCCGTTAGGGATATATGTGTGGGAAATGCCAGACGGCAGATGGATTGGAGATGACGATGGCAACTATCTTTCGGTCACGTCAAAAAAAGGAAATAGATCTAGAATCAATGCTTTGGCTAGAGAGGTTCGCTCATATGGTATATATGAGGGCGGGCCTAAATTTCTTTCAGCTAGACGAAAGATTACAGATGAGGAATACGCAGAGCAAGAACAAAGACTTAGATGGGGCCTAGTCCCAGATCCTTTGGATATTGGAAACTATAAAGACGAAATGAAAAACTTAAGGGCAGAGGGACAATAATGATTCAATACGAAGAAGATGATAACTCGCAAGAGATAGCAATATCCAATGTTGCAGACTGGATGAAGTTTAATACTCCAAGAGAGCAAACAAGTACTGACGTATTTAAGGTAAGCGGAGAAGACCTAACAAAGATATCAGGACTTAGTCCTACATTTCGTCGCAAGATGAGCAGAGAATTACAAAAAAGATTCCAGGGTATTGAAGGAACTGAAACACAACAGAACTTATTGGCACAAGCAATTACTGGCTATGCCATGTTCGATCTTATCGAGCCACCGTATAATTTAGATTATCTTTCAACTATTTATGAAATTTCACCATACAACTATGCAGCAATTAATGCTAAAGTCTCTAACATTGTAGGACTTGGTCATGACTTTATTGAAACACGCAAAACACAAGAGGCATTTGATAACATTACTGATGAAAAATCTTTAGAAAGAGCACGTAGAAAACTAAATAGATTACGTCAAGATTTATACGATTGGTTAGAACAGTGCAACGAAGAAGAAACATTTACAGAAACACTTATTAAGGTTTACACAGATGTTGAGGCAACAGGAAATGGGTATATTGAAATAGGCAGAACATCTTCTGGACGAATTGGATATATAGGACATATTCCAGCAAAGACAATGCGTGTGCGCCGCCTTCGTGATGGTTTTATTCAATTACTATATGGAAAAGCAGTCTACTTCCGTAACTTTGGAGATCAAGAAACAGAGAATCCAATTGCAGGCGGATTAGATAGACCAAACGAAATTATTCATCTTAAGAAGTACACTCCAACAAATAACTATTATGGTATTCCAGATATCGTAGCTTCTTCAAATGCTATGGCTGGAAACGAGTTTGCTGGAAAGTACAACCTTGACTACTTTGAAAACAAAGCGGTTCCAAGATATATTATCACCGTAAAGGGTGCTAAATTATCAACAGAGTCTGAACGTAAATTGCTTGAGTTCTTCCAAGTAGGGCTAAGGGGCAAAAATCATAGATCTTTATATATTCCACTTCCACCAGATTCGCCAGATTCAAAGGTTGAATTTAAAATGGAGCCAATTGAGGCAGGAACTCAAGAGTCCTCATTTAACGTATATCGTAAATCTAATAGAGATGAAATTCTTCTTTCTCACCGTGTACCAATTAATAAAATTGGTACCCCAGAAGGAGTTAATTTAGCAGTAGCCAGAGATGCAGATAAGACATTTAGAGAGCAGGTCTGCCGTCCAGCTCAAATGAATTTAGAAAAGAAATTAAATAAAATAATTGAAGAAATGACAGATGCTCTTCTGCTTAAATTTAATGAATTAACATTGACTGATGAAGATACTCAATCTAAAATTGATGAAAGATATTTAAGGATGCAGGTTATTACCCCTAATGAGGTAAGAATTAGAATGGGCCTCGTCCCTATTGATGGGGGAGATAAGGTTGTTGAATTAAAACCACAGCAACAGGCAGACATAAGAGCTACGGCTGGAAAAACTAGGGCTAGGGATTCTGAACGATCTGCAAATTCCCCAGATATTTCTGGGGAGGGTAGAAATGCTCAAGGCGATGGAAGACAGGTCGACTAACCCTACTCGACTAGTTATTTGCCTTATATACAATAACGTTATAAAATTAAGCATATGAATATTGAGAAATCTCTTTGGTCTTCGCATGGCGACAACATCACGTTGTCCGTGCCATTTACTAAAGTAAACCGTGAAAAACGCACAGTCTCAGGATTTGCAACACTTGATAATGTTGACCAGACTGGTGATGTAGTCACCTCTGAAGCAAGCATTAAAGCATTCGAAAATTTCCGTGGAAATCTTCGTGAGATGCATCAACCAATTGCAGTAGGTAAGATTGTTTCTTTTAAACCAGAAACTTATTACGATCCAGCATCAAAAGAATTTTATAATGGAGTCTATGTAGATGCATACATCTCAAAGGGCGCTCAAGATACATGGGAAAAAGTTTTAGACGGAACCCTTGCAGGTTTCTCTATCGGCGGAAAGATTATTGAATCAGATAATGAAGTTAACAAAGCAACAGGTAAGACTGTAAGATTTATTAAAGACTATGCTCTAATGGAGTTGTCAATTGTAGATTCGCCAGCAAACGAACTTTGCAACATACTATCAATATCTAAGATGAACGGTCAGCTAGTATTTAAAGGAATGGCAGCAGAGATCGTAACAGAAAATATTTTTTATTGTGACGAGTCTGATTCAGTATTCATTTCCACAGAGTCATCATATGATTCCCCAGTTACAGGTAAGCCTGCAACATTGATCGGATGGGTAGAATCAAACGATGTTAACAAAGCAAAAGAAATAGATAAGATTCTTGATTTACATAAAAAGTCAAGATTGTCGACGCCTGAAACACAAATTGCAAAACAGGCAGACATAGAAGGAGGTACAGAAGTGTCAGATAATACAGAAAACGTAGTTGCAGAAGATGCAGTAGCACCAGAAGCAACCGTAGAAGACACAGCAGCAGTTGCTCCCGCAGAGGAAGCACCAGCTGTTGAAGAGGCTCCTGCAGATGCAGTAGCAGACGCTTCTGCCGAAACTCTAGAAAAAGCAGCCGACGTATCAGAAGTTATGGTTGATGAACCTGATTTTGCAAAGATGCTTGGCGATCTTAAAGGATTTTTCTCAGAGACATTGAATAAGGCTTCAGAAGCAAATGCAACACAAGTTACAGCTATCAAAGAGACAGTTGAGACTTTTAGCAAGAGCGTGGATGGCCGAATTTCAGAATTGGCAGAACAACATGCAGCACTTTCAAAGGCTGTAGAAGATATCAAGAACACGATTGATGGCGTACAAAAGCGTGTCGATGCAGTAGAATCAGAGACTGCAATTAAGAAGTCCTCAGACCTTGGCGGGTCTCAGGAAGTAACAATCAAAAAATCAAAGTGGAACGGTTCTTTCCTCGGTTCCGTAACAGAATTAATTAAATAAGGTAGGTGAAATATAATATGAGTAATGAAACATTAGAAAAGGCAATTGCAGCAGGAACTACTGCTACAGCAACCTTTGCTTCTACCACAGGTGGAGCAGGAGTACACGTAGCTAGCGAAGCTGGCAATGGTGGCCTTCTAAATGCAGAACAATCAGCCCGCTTTTTAGATTATATGTTCGACGCAACCGTAATTGGTAAGGTCGCACGTACAGTCCGAATGAGAAGCGATACCGCTGAGATTGATCGTATGTCAGTTGGCGAGAAGCTTATGACTCTTGCTACTGAAGGAGATGACACTGGCTCAAACGCAGCTGTTACTTTCTCAAAGATCTCAATCACAACAAAGAAACTTCGTCTAAATTGGGAACTTTCAACTGAGTCTCTAGAAGACAACATTGAAGGTCCAGATCTAGAAGATCACATTGCCCGCTTGATGGCAACACAAGCAGGTAACGATATTGAAGATGTAATCCTTAACGGTAATACATCTTTGACATCAGACAACCTATACAAGTCATTTGACGGTGTAGTAAAGAAGGCTAAGGCTAGCGGTCACGTTGTAGCTGGTGCAGGTGCAGGAGTATCTCGTGAAATTTTCAACAAGGCTCTTAAGGCACTTCCACGTAAGTATAAGCAACGCCGTGGCGACCTTCGCTTCTTGGTAGGTTCAAACCTAATCCAGGATTTCCTATATGCTAATAGCATTGGAACAAATCAAACAATTCCATCAGATATCGCTTCAAGCGTTATCCGTGGAGCAACACCAGGACTTGGCGGTCCAGCAGGATATGTAGCACCATTCGCATTTGGTATTCCAATTGTCGAAGTTCCTATGCTAAAGGAATCACAAGATGGTACATACTCAGGCGAGACTGGCGATCACGGAGACATCCACTTGACATTCCCAAATAACGTAGTTATTGGTATCAAGCGTGATGTTACTGTTTATCGCTTCTTCCAGCCACGTAAGGACTCTATCGAGTACACAATGTATACTCGTGTAGGCGTTCAAATCGAGCAGGCAGACGCATGGGTCGTTGTTAAAGACGTTAAGGTTGCTTCCTAATTAATAGGATTTAAATCTGCTAAAAGCCCCCTAAATTAATTTTTGGGGGGCTTTTCATTTTAATTTAGTAATGCTATAATTGTTTAGAGTAGAAATAGGAGCATGTATGTCATTTGAGACATTAAAAGTATCTGAACTAAAAAAAATTGCAGAAGATTTTGCAGTTGATACAGATGGACTAAAAAGTAAAGTCGATATTATTGCCGCTCTTGCAGAAGAGGGTGTAACTTGGTCCGTATATAACAAGACCATGGAAAAGATGGAAGAAGAAGACATGTCAGTTGAAGTATTGCCAAAGTTTGATCCAAAGGCAGAACAGCCAGAAAATACAGTATTGGTAAGAATGACGAGAGATAATTTTAGGTATGATATTATGGGATTTACGTTCACAAAAGAGCACCCATTTATTGCAATGAGTAATGAAGAAGCGCAAGAAATTTTTGATAAGGAGGAGGGCTTTAGATTAGCAACTCCAAGAGAAGTGCAGGAGTATTACAACTAGTCTACGCCTTTTAAATGGCAGAGATATTAATAAACACTCAATCACCAGTAGCGCATAGAGTTTTTTGGAACGGTGATGTGGCAAACGCTGACTCCCTACCAACGGTAGGTTTATTTGATGTCACAATGGATCCTACTATAACTCCTGGAATATCACCATCTGCGTTACTTACAACTCTCACGGCTACCCTAGATGAAAATAATCCAGGCACTTATTATGTAAATATTCCATACCAATATACTAATAGGAATAGGACACTAAGACTTGAGTGGAATTATACAGTTGGTGGAGTAGCCGTAAAAAGACCAGACGAAATTTTTGTTATAACCCCATATGTAGACTTTAATCATATTGATGAAATGGGTTTTAGCTCAGACTCATCAGATCCTTCCTATAAATCATATAAAGATTTACTAAATGCAGAAAAATATGCTCGTAAGCAAATAGAACAGTATACTGGTCAAAACTTTTATTTGTACGACGACATATTTGTAGTAAATGGATATGATTCCGACATATTACCATTAAGAGCAAAAATATCAGAATTATACTACCTTTATGCAAACGACATACTTTTAATTGATAAAATTGAAGATGTTAATAATTGGAGTTACGACGTTATATTAAGCGAAAGCGGATATGGCCTAAGAGTAAATCGTGCTGGAATGATTGATAATACAGTTTATACTGCTAATGGTTTAGTTCCTCCAAGCATTAATGATTTAAGTGGTGGAGCATTTAAGTCTAATTATTCTTATAAGGTTCATGGAAGATTTGGGTGGGAGAAAGTTCCAGATAACGTAGAGCTAGCTGGAATTGAACTAATGAAAGATTATTTTTCTAAAGACACAGTATGGAGAAATAAGTACGTAAAGAATATATCTACATTTGACTGGGATTTTGAGTACACTGGAGACGCATATACTGGAACTGGCAATTCTTATGCAGACAACCTTTTAGCAGACTATGTACTTACAACTAAGGTAGAGATTATATAATGAACAGTATCGTAGACTCCGTTTTGTCTATGAATTTAGATGTATATCGACAGTCTGAAATTCAAGATCCAGATACTGGCGCAATAGTAAGAGAATGGAATTTTTATAAAACAATTCCATGCCATGCAAAGGGTGTAATTAGTAACTCTGCAACTACACGCTCTAGCGATAAGCAAATATTCTCTAATAAGTATTTAAATGATCAGATTGTGCAGGTAAGAACTGCAGAAAAGTTAACAGCCAGAGAAAAGGTAACTAACATAAGAGACTCCGAAGGAAATACAATTTGGAATGAGATTAATTATCCAAACGAAACCCCAACAGTTTTTGAAGTAATGGGAACAACACCAATCACAGATCCATTTGGCCGTGTAATTGCTTACAACTCATCAATGAAGAGATCGGAGAACCAGCAAATTGGACAATAGCGCATTACTGGTTCAGGCATCAAGCGGACTTGAAAGAATGATGTTCTCAAACCAGAACGGACCACTAAAGGATAGTACAGTAGCCCAGATATCAGCATTTGTATATTATGAAGCGTCTGTAATATCTAAATTAACATCAAGCGCTAAATTTAAATCATTGTTTGTAGATACACTTTTTAATCAAATTAATTTAGATTTTGGTAATTATATTGATTCTTTAGCTAGATCAAAGCCTAAATCATTACATCACGTATATGAATGGAAAAGGGTTGGGGATAAATCTGCAAGACTATTTAGGTTAAATAAAATTTCACAGGTTGGACTATCTTTTAAAGTAGATCATGAGTTTCTTCCATCAAAATCTATGGTTCCCTCTTCCAACAGTAGACGCAGACACATGTTTGCTAATAAAGCTTTAGTAATGGAAAAGGGTCAGCCATTAATAATTAGACCAAGGAATGCGGATCGTTTAGTTTTTGAACTTGATGGAGAAACAATTTTTATGCCTAAGGGTCAGCCTGTTACAGTAAGAAGACCTGGAGGATCAGCAGCAACTAATCAATTTATGCTAGCACACTCAAGATTTTTTAGCGGACAGTTGGTTAATGAATCTATTAAAAAATCTGGATTTCAAAGAATATTTAACTCAAGTGTTACTAAAGCCCTTAGGGTCCCAAATAACATTAAAAAAGTTCAATATTCATTTTCTCCAAATGCTATAAGATCTCAGGCAGACTCAGCCGTACTAGCTTCATTTGGAGGTGCAATGTAATGGTTGCAAACTATAAACTAGATGCTATGCTAGAGCTTCGTAAGTATTTGTGGAAAGAGCTTGATAATCGTAGCATATTTGATAAAGACGAATACTGGTCGGACAACCTAAATGAAAATATAATTCCAATTATTCCAATTCAGCAATCAGCTGAAATGAATCAGTTTTTAAGCGGCAAAAAGCATATTGTTTATGACAAAGTTGGTATGTCATATGAAGATAATTGGTTGATATGCTGCGAGCAAGTTTTGTTTACTATATATGCTACTTCTGTATCAGAAATAAATGAAATACGAAACTATATGACAGATGAGTTCAGAAGGATGGACGAGTCTGCTAGGGATATAAACAAATGGACAGGGCTTTCAGATAAATTTAAATTCCACAGCATTTGGGTGGCAGATATATCTCCAACGGCTCCTTCAGAAGAACTTCAAGGATTTTTTTCAGCAGAAGTCATACTAGAGGTCAAATACTCTAGAATTACAGACAACACAGGCAGGTTCCTCTAGGGTTTGCCTTTTTACCTATTATGGCCTAAACTTGTCCTAAGAGGAAAGAAGCCTAGCCAGCTTTTATTTAAGATTTTAAAATATATATATATTAAAATATAGGAGGTAAGAAAACTATGGCACAATCCGTAGGTAATGCTAAAAATATTCTCGTTGGTGCATCTCCGTTGTTCTTGTCAACCGTTGACGTTAACGACTCAGATTATATCGCAAACGCAGAAGCAGGCGTAGCAATTGCATCAGGCGCAGGAACAGTTGGCGTCCCAGCATTTGCAACAGGCGTATCATACACAACTACACTTAATGCCGTTGATCAGGAAGCAGGTAAGTTTGGAT